TGCCAATGAAACCCGAAAACCGTCTAACCAACGAACAGATCAAAGCCCGACTTGTGCTAGTCGTAGGCATCGGTCTCACCATGTCGTTCATGTTCTCCGTGTTTGCAATGCTCTTCGGCATTCTCTTCGTGGTGCAACCAACCGAGATGAGTGAGCTCGATGGCCAGCAAATAAACATCCTGAGTTCAATGCTTTTGACGCTCTCGGGGGGGCTCATAGGGCTCCTCGCTTCTAATGGTTTGAAGGACCGTCCAAAAGACCCACCACAACCACCAACAGGAACACCCGTACCATGATTAGCGCCACCGTCACAGTCGCCACCACCCCAACCCTGCTCGTAGCAGGCGCTACAGGCACACGCACCATCTACCTCCACGTCGACGGCAACACCATCGTCTACCTAGGCGGTGCAACCGTGACCACCGCTGCAGGTACAGCCGTAGAAAAACACACCAGCCCGATTGCTATCAACCTTCGAGATGGCGACAGCCTGTACGGCATTGTCGAATCGGGCACCGTTGACATGAGAGTGTTGAGGGACAACTGATGCCACGCAAATACCCATATTTTCCTGCGTGGAACGGTGAAGCCACAGACCCCGTCACCAAGAAGTTCTACGACCTCTGCAAACGCCGTTGGGCTTTCACCAACCTAGGCATGTACGCAAACCGCCCCATGCGTGGCTCCAAGAACCTCTCCGTGCATGCGACAGGCTTTGCTGTTGACATGGGCTATCCAGCCACCCGTGCAGGCCGTGCAGCTGCTCGAGAAGCATGGGACTGGCTAATCGAGCACAGCGAAGAGCTGCGAATCTGTGAGATTCACGACTACTCGTATCTGAACCCGAAGCAGGATCCGAAAGACAAAACCGCTTGGGGACGTGGCTACCGCTGTTCCCGTGGCGAAGGTGTCAAAGGTGTCAAGGTGTTTACAGCGATTGACAACGCTGGCACACCCGGCGGTGCGTGGCTCCATGTCGAGGTGTCCAACGACTGGGAATCCCCTGAGGCTTTTGAGGCTGCATGGCGCGCCCTACCTAAGCCTGTAAAGACTCCCTAGGGGCTTGGTCTCTCCTAGGGGCTAGGAGGGTTGGGTGTGTTGTTTCTCCCCCACTCCAGCCCTCCGCTCTCGTAATGCTTGACTTGTGTTTACACATTGGGCAGAATGTTTACACGGGCGACCAAGCGCCCCCAAACAAAGGAGACATCATGTTCGATGACTTGCCACTGTTCCGCAGTGCAGACCCAATCACCTCAGTGCTAGGCGCTGGCGATGTAAAGCCCCGTAGAGGCTCCCAGCAGGCTCTCCTGCTCGCCGAATACGCTCACCGTGACGGCCTGACCGATGAGGAGGCTGGACTGTTCTCAGGGCTTCTAAGCCGTCCTAAGTGTTGCTATTGGAAACGGTGCAGCGAACTACGGGCTAAGGGTTTTATCGTCCCTACGGGCGTTACAAGGCTCTCTAGCGCAGGCTCAGCCATGCAGGTCTGTGCCATCACCCCAGCAGGGAAAGAAGCACTCCAATGATGGTATTCCTAGTCACCCTGCCTCTAGGGTTATTTATGGCCTGCCTCATCTACGGCATGTACCAAGCCCTTGACATTGAAACCCACTGGCAAGACCCTCCGTACGACTGGAACTTTGAAGACGAAGATCTATGGATTACAGAGACTGAATTATTGGACTATCAAAGAAGAGAAGATTGAAACGTGCATTGCTCTGCTTCGCAGTACTCACCCTATTTATCCCGTCCGTGCAAGCATCAGCTGCACCCCAGTGGAAATGCCCTCAATGGCACGACCTCATGCGTAAACATGGGTTGCCTATCCGGGTCTTCGATCACATCATGTGGCGAGAGTCAAGGTGCATCCCAACGGCTATCGGGTGGAATTACTTTGCTGGTAAAGACCACACCGATTGTGTGCTATCGCCTGCACATATTTACAAGAATTGCAAAGCGGTTAAGTCTTATGATGTCGGTTTGCTTCAAGCGAACTCGACATGGAGATCGTTGACGGCTCGGGTGTGTAAACGCCCAGCGCGTCAGCTGATACGCTCCCTGACAGACCCTTCCTGCAATCTCAAGGTCGCAAGTGTCCTTTGGGATGATGGCAAGGGATTATCAAACTGGCGAGCCACGTCAGGCAAGTAAACAATAAACATTCAGGAGAAACGAATGATAAACAAACCACACGCCGTAGCCGTCAGGCTCACCCCTGAGGAGTTCACAGCCATTACGCATGTGATGCTCCGCGATCAGGACAAGAACATCACCGCAACACTTCGCAAGGTCATCGAGCCGTTAATTGCCGATGGTGTTGCATCTCTTGCAGCTCTGCAAAAGAAAGAAGACGCTCGTTTGAAGCGCCTTGCAAAGAAGGAGGCTGCAAGTGGGCTTTAATCTTGACGACTACGAACCAGTAGCAGTACGACACTCACGCTGGCTCACCCAGCACCCCAACGGACGCACCATTACACACATGGTCTCGACACCCGGTGCAGACATCTGCGTGATCCGTGCAGAGCTGTGGCTCGAGGATGTTTGCATCGCTACGGGCTACGCCGAAGAGGTTCGTGGCGCTGGCAATGTAAACAGAACCTCACATGTTGAGAACTGTGAAACCTCCGCTGTAGGTCGTGCATTGGCTAACGCTGGCATGGCTGGAACCGATGTAAACAAACGCCCAAGCCGTGAAGAGATGGCAAAAGTTCAACGCCAATCGGCAGGACGTGGCTACCTGCCTGCACAAGCACCCCTTGCCAAAACATCGTCAACCGCTGCAGAAGCAAACGGTGTCAGCATCAAAGGAGACCAGTGGGGCCCGATACCCGATTGGCTTGTTCTCGAAGCGGCTCAAGCAGGCGTGACACAAGTGTGGGACAACCGCAACCAGTTAGCGCAAAACCCCAAGCGTCCTTGGTTCAAAGATGTAAACGGCGACAAAGCGTTTTGGGCTCCGAAGGGCACATCGTTGCCGGTGATGGCAACCCACGAAGACGATCTGGACGACTCTCCTGAGGAGCCATTCTGATGCTTCTTACAATCACAATCGTCTGCAATGTAATTGCCATAGTTGCCAGCATTGGCAGCATCATCATCTCGAGGAGGGGCTAATGGACGCAGGAACAATGAAGGACTACCTCGACGACCTGATTATCAAGGTTGGCGAAATGGAGCAACAGTTCAACGCGCTAGGTGAAATTATCGTCAAGCTGCAAGACCAACGAGACGCCTACAAAGCCCTTTACGAAAGCGCCTTTAACGAACTTGACCGAATCAGGCACAGCCAATGATTGAGTTCGTTTACTTTGTGTCCCACTCGACTTTCATGATTGCTCTAGGCATTTGGCTGGCGAAGCGTCATGTCTAAAGCCATCCTCTGTCCGTTCTACACCTGCAAAAACGAAACAAGTGGTTACTGCTCAATGCACCGTCACCTACTGCCAGCGATAGAGCGCGTAGTTGAGCACATGGATCCTGAGGGCATCCTGTCGTTCAATGTAAACGTGTCCAACCTGTTGCCGATGGTCAAAATGATGGAAGAGCAATACCGAGACCTGAAGCGTTTAGAGCGTGAGTTAACTGGCGCACAGAACGAACTGCACCGCATCCTTGGAGGCGTGTGATGATGCCCCACGGCGTAAACGGACAATGGCACTACCCCGACTGCAAAGAACTTCTCAATAGTCACCCTGGCTGCAGCTGCATACCCAGCATGGCAAAACAGATTGCAATGCTCGCCGAAGAAGTCGGGAACCTGATGCGCGCTAATCGCCATCTACAAAGACAGGTTGACAATGCCCAGCGGTGAAGCAACCGAGCGCATCTTCCAATCCAAGGTTGAACAGATTGCCTCGATGAATGGGTGGTTGATATTTCACCCCAGCCCCCACCAAGTGCGTCCGGGTGTGTTCCGATCTGATGGCAAAGGCTTCCCCGACCTTGTGCTCGCCCATCGTGACAGGGGCTTGATATTCGCTGAGTTAAAGCTCGACAAAACCAAGTTGACCCCTATGCAGGTCATATGGGCAAACGCCATCAGCCCACACGCTGAACATTATGTTTGGCGACCTAATCAACTTGAGATGATTGCGGAGCGTCTCGGGCGCAAGTAGCA